ACCGCGTGGAGCCGAAAGTCTGGCAAGATCCGCTTGGTCTTGGAGGACGTAAAGCGTGTGCCACTGGCCCTGAGTGGAAGCGTAAGCTACGCGCCAAAGCTCAAGAACTGTATCCGCATCTGGATGTCAGTCTTAAGAACTGCGACGCCCTGCTGATTCTTCACTACGCCATCGGAGGTGGACGGTGATTCACAAGATGCACCGCCCTCCGTCGCCGGAGGAAATCAAGCAGCTCCTCATCGCCGCTTTCGCCGCTGGCGTTGTCATCACAAGCGCGTACTTCATGCTCTTCGTCGTAAAACCATGAACGCGCAAACCGAAGCCGACCTCCGCGAGGAGCTGGCCGAGTACAAATGGATTTCCAAGGAATTGGCAAAATCTCTTGGATGCGGATGCACGGTTGGTGGAGAGTTCCTCGACCTGTGCATCAACTGCAAAGAAACACAACAAGCATACAAAAGCATACTGAAGACCTACGAAAATGAATGCCTCCAACAAAATCGTCCGAGTCGCTGACGCCGACGAATCGACGCCAAAGATCGATTTCGCCTACATCGACCGCAAATACAAGGAATGGCTTATCCGCCGTGGATTCGCCGCCGAATCCGATAGCGGTGAACTTGGAATGCGTCGTTCCAAACTGCGGGGTGTCGCCAAACGAACCGCTTTCCATGACAACGACTGAAATCTCCAGAGAACAGCTCTTGAAGGAAGCTCCGCGACTCGTCGAGTATGCTATCCTGCGGGGTTGGATGAGTAGGCCAAAGAGGCATCGAGACATCGATGCGCCCTGGCACTCAAACGACGCCGGTCAGGTCCAGACGCTTACAGACGATGAAATACAAAAACTCAGGAAATCCGTCGGTATCGGTTGAGGTCATCTCCGATGACGTAGAGATACGGATCGGAGAAACGAAGTGGTCAGGCGTGGTCTACACACGAGAAGGCAAATCGAAGGTGTACGTCCGAACGAAAGCTGAATTCAAAGCCAAGTTCACACCCGCATCCGGTGATAAGCCCTGATCATTACATCGCCGCACAAGAGCAGCTCTTTGGGAAGTTTCAGAATCGCTCCATCAAGATCCAGCACTGGAGCAAGTACCTGATAACACCCAAAGAGCTGGCTCTCCTTTTCAAGAAGTTGGAGGAACACAAGTCGGTCATTCGCCAGATTGCCACGACAGACATTGGCAAGAGCGGCGACATAGCGCGTAAACACCTTGGAATCTGAGTATGAATCAATCGAAATTCGACCGTGCAAGAGCATGGGTCAAAGCCACGCCAGGAGCCATCGCAGGTCAGAACGGACATGGTGCGACATTCGCTGTTGCCACCGCTCTCATTCACGGATTTGAGCTGACAAGAACGGAGGCTGAGACGCTTCTGTGCGAGTACAACACGAAATGCTCGCCACCGTGGAAGCCGAATGAACTGGCCCACAAGCTGAATCAGGCGCAGATAGTCTCGCACGACAAACCGCGTGGATGGCTTCTAGAGTCACACTCAAGCATCGGTCAGGGCGGCACTCCGGTGTCTCCAACCGGCAAGTTCGTGGTGCGAAAGATCCAAGCAATTCCGCAATCAGATTTCCGATTTTCAACCATAGATTTCTTAAAAACCTGCTTCGAACCGGATGAAGTTGTCTGCATCTGCAACGACATCGTAAGCGACGAGGAAGGCAGATGTAGGCCAGCTTCCAAGGGTACATTCCTCAAGCGCGAGGAGTGGATTCAGAATCACTTCACACCGCCAATTAGTTCCATGTGGAACGGTCCTGACAGCCGTGGCGCTTACGTCCGCATCAACCCGTGCCTCGACGAGAGCGGCTCAGACTCCGGTGTCTCCGCCTATCGCCATGTCCTCATCGAGATGGATGAGAAGTCGAAGGACGAGCAGTGGACAGCGTTGAAAGAATCGAAGCTGCCGCTTTCGGTCGTCATCGATTCAGGCGGCAAGAGCTTGCACGGCTGGGTGCGCGTGGATGCGGCGAACAAGGAGGAGTGGGCAGAGCGCCGTGATGTCGTTTACCGGCATCTAGAGAGCATCGGAATCGATCCGAAGAACAAGAACGCCAGCAGGTTCTCCCGTCTTGCCGGTGTGATGCGCGATGGCAAGGAGCAGAAGCTGTTGGCCATCAATGTCGGTTCGGTGAATTGGGATGCGTTCACGGACTACCTTGAGTCGCAGGATCTGCCAGTGGAATTCACGCTCGATAGCATCATCGAGTACGATCCTAAGAACGATCCTGACAATCTGATTGGCGACAGATGGATTCGACGCGGTTCATCGCTTCTCTTCGTAGGCCAGAGTGGTTGCGGCAAAAGCTCGATGGCGGCGTATCAGGGGCTGAAATGGGCGTCTGGTGAAGCTTGGTTTGGCGTCCGGCCCGTCCGTTCGCTAAAGGTGGTTTACATTCAGGCGGAGAACGACATCGCCGATCAGCATGATGCGCTCAAGGGGGCGGCTCAGATGACGTTCGGCAAGGAGAACTGGGAGCGAGGATTGCGGAATGCGAACATGCTCTTCTTCCGAGAAACGGTGAGAACGGGTGCTGACTTTGCCGTGATGCTGCGCCGCTTAGTCAGGAAGACCAAAGCCGATCTGGTTTACATCGATCCTCTGCTCTCCTACATGGGCGGCAATCCGTCGGACATCGAGGTCTGCGCGAACTTCACGCGACATCTGCTTCAGCCGATTATGATGGAGACGGGCGTTGTCCTGGTGCTTGTCCATCACTTCCCAAAGCCGAAGGGCAAGGACGACAAGCCTGAGAGCGTGGCAGATTTGGCCTACTCAGGATTCGGATCGTCGGACCTGACGAACTGGGCGCGCGAGGTTATCGTGATGAAGGAGGTGGGATTCCATAACCCACGCCGCTTCATGCTCGGCATGGCGAAACGGGCTGACCGTTCCGGCATGACGGACAAAGACGGAAAAGTCACCGGATCAATTATGATCCAGCGTGGTTCGAACGGTGACATCTCATGGAACTACGCAGAACCTGAGAAGTTTGTCGTTGATAAGGAGTCGGCCAAAAAGCCGTATTCCAAAGGGAAATATCCTAGGCGTTAGCCTCGCGAAGCGCGCGGCGACGGCCTTTCGCAGCGAGCGATTGGAACTTCGCCTTACCGAGCTTCTTGCGGCCAATGTAAGCGGCGAGAGCGCCAGGATCTTTCACGCCCTTCTTCTCAAGCTCGCCAACGAGCTTCTCGTAACGTCCGCCACCGCCAAGTCGCATCTTGTCCATAAAATGTAGAGTTAGGTTTTACCGACGAAATTCACCATGCTTTGCACGACCACGTTCTTGGCTTCGTAGGATCTTTTGCCGTGTCGCAGTTATGCCGCGCGCGGAAGTTCTTGCGACGCTCAGGGTTCGACTTCTTAATCGTCATGTTCGGATCGCCGAAGCGAACGATGACAACCTTGCCAGCCGGATTCTTGACGTACACCGCGCTCTTCTTCCGCTCGCCAGGAGTGTAGAACGGCTTGTTGAGCGTCACCTTACGACCCTTGTAGGTGTTACCTTTTTTGGAGAGGGAGGTTTTCATTCGCCAGACATCACTTCCTTAACTGTCAGATTCCTGATGATCATCGGAATGTCGTTGTTCAGCATTTTCGTCTCAGCGTTGGTAAGCTGATCGAACGGCTTTACGACCGCAGCGCGGTAGTTCGGGTTGTCCACTAGGTAGCTGGCTAGTTTTGACTGAAGCCTTTCAGTCCAGCGATAGGCTCTTTCTCCACCTGCAACCCCAAAGAACGGTCCGGCTGCTGACGCACCCTTAGCAAACGCAGTTGCTCCAGCGATACCTGGAAGCAATTTTGAAATCAGAGAAGTCTTATTCTTTTCGGCAAGTTCAAGAGCTTTCCCAATCTCTTCCACTTTCACCTTGGCCGAAGTTCCAAAAACTCCGTCGAGAGCGTTTTGCCAAGATCCGGCAGACTCCATGAACGACTTAGCTGTGATTGGCCCTTTCTTTCCAGCTTCACTCACAATCTGTGAAAGAAGCATGTTTTGGGTGTCGGCCAGCGTTTCGGCGCTTAGCGCATTTTTGACCCGAACCGCGTTTTCCTTGGAATTGTTCAGAAACTCAAGAACAACTCCTGGAGACGCAATTACAGACTCGCCCTTGCCATACGCTGCTTTTCTGAAGTCTTCAGCAAATCCCTTGGACGAAGCCTCCCAAGCAGCTTTCGCTTGCCTGATTCCGTCGATGGTTACACCGGGGAAAAACTCATCAAGAACCTCTTTCTGGATTCCATTCCATCCCTTTGAAAGCGCGTTTTCAAGATTGTCCAAAAACTTGATCTGACCACCAGTGTTGAGGTTGTTGTAGATCGTGTTTCCAATCTTCGATTTAACGGCGTCGTAGTCTTCGTCAAGAATCCGTTTTAGCTGTTGAAGTTTTGCAGGGCCATCGGAACCGCCAAGAGTCTTGATAATGGACGACCAAGATCCACTTTGTTCTCCAATATCCTTTATGATTCCCTTTGAAAAAGTGGTGTTGTAATCCTCCATGAATCCAGAATACCGCTCTTTCAGATCCTTGAAATTTTTAACAAACGAATCATCTGGAAATTTTTTCTCAAATTGAGCAAGTGCAGTTTCGAATTTCTCCTTAGCTTTCCTGTAATCAGCCCACTGATCGCCGGTTCCGCCTTTGACAGGCTCACCCCACTTGATGGCCTTGGCGGCATCTTGCTGCTCCTTCCACAAGTCGGCCAAACTTTTTCCGGTTTCAGGATCTGGAGGTCCGTAAAGGTCTTTTCCTCTTGCCGGTGTCTTATCGTAATCCTTGGCCTGAAAACGAGGATCTTCGCGAAATGCATCAAACTCTTTTGCGAACGCCTCGTTTTTACGTTTGTAAACCCCTTGGGCAGCGTTTTTAACAGCACCTACAGCATCGCCAAGAGTCAACGACTCCATCTTGTCGTAGTCGTTGGCCAACTTGCTGAACGCGGTGGTTGTTTCGTCGTCGAGTTTTCCAAAGAGCTTTTCCACATCCGAAACAACGGCGTTGGAAAAGTCCTGACCAGACTTGCTTGAGTTTCTCCTGAAAGACTCGGCAAGAACGTCTTTCACCTGATTCTCGTCAGCGCGATAGGTTCTGGCCAATTTTCCAGCTAGTTCACCTTCTTTCTCGGTGATGTTTTTTTGAAACTGATCGTAAAAAGGTCGATTAAGTTCTCCAAAAAAACTGCCCTCAGCGCCTTTGTATTTGCGATATCCAGCACCAATAAGGTTTCCAAGAAAACTTCCAGCAGTTTCCCCAACTGCGTAATCTCTAGCCGATTCAAGAAACGGTTGAAGTTTCCACTCTTCCCCAGCAACTGAAGCTCTTGTAGCCTCACCGGCCAAGCCACGCATCGCTCCCTGAATTGGAACTTTAGCCGCAGCACTTAAAAGCGTCTGTCCGGTTTCAAAAAGGTTTCTCCTAATCGGCCCTGGCAGAATTTTAGCGGCCCCGCCACCCAATGAAGTAACAGCCTCTTTTGCAGCCGCTGCCGCAATCTTTCGAGGCTCGGTTTCTCCGGTCATCAACTGATAGGCAGTTTCTCCAATAGCTTGACCGACTGGAAGTGGAACACCAATGGCCTGAAGAACAGGTCCGGCAGTGTACCTTGGAAGCTGCGCCAGAGATTCCGTGGCCCTTTGCTTCTCTTGCTCTGAAAGGGACACTGTAGGCGGAGCCGACATCACACCAGGACGCTGAAAATACGGAGTGACATATTGTCCATACTCACCTTGAACAGCCTTCTGTTCTCCGATTTTTCCAGCGTCATCAACGGCAGTTTGAAGTTGCTGCGGAGAACCAGCCTGAAACATGCTGGCATAAGGATCAGGTCCAGTCCTTTGCGGAGCTTGATACTGGGCAGACATCGCTGAAACAGGTTCTGCACCTTGCGGCTGAGAACGCTCAGAAATTGTT